GCAGCGGTCTGATCGCCGGGGCTGTGGCCTCCCACCGTGCTGCCGATCTCGCCGTCGTCGATGCTGACCCCGTATCCGTAGCAATCCACGTTGAAGGTGCCTTCGGCCGTCTGGCGCTCAACGATGTTCGAGGACGAGCCAGAAAAGGTCTCGGTGTCGAACCAGACATTGATGATGGGAGCCGCCGTCGCTGCGCCCTCCAAGAACATTCCCCATGGACTCGCTCGCTCGACAAACACTCTCGGCTGTTCCTTGCCCGAGAGGACGGCTTGATTTGCCAGCTCGATTTTCAGAATCGCGGCGATCTGATCTCGGACAACCTCGACGTTGTCGACCTTGTCGATGAGCTCTTTAATTTGAGCTGGCATGATAGAGCTCGAGCAGGAGGACGACCACGCCGACGGCGCTGTCGGGAAGGACCTCGACGATTTTGAAGCTGCTCATGACTCCCGCGATGTTCGCGAAGGTCACGACCCAGGGCTTCTTGTCCCTATCGGCTACCGCGACGGGAACCCCGACGATAGGGCCCCCAACGAGGACGCCGTCTACGAGGACCGCATTGAGGGGCTCGGTCAGCGTTCGCAGCGACACCGCCACGGACGCCTTCCTTCCCGCCACCGCTACGCCCGTCTCCGGATCGATCGTCGTGCCGATGTCCGTCGTGAAGCCCTTGAGGAGCGAGACGACGCCCAGCGGCGACGTCAACGTGAACGGCCAGGCAAACCCCGAGTCGTCCTCGAGGATCGACTGGCTGTCCAGTGCGGCTTGCTCGCGTAGGCCCATGGGAGCTCAGGTCGCGACGGAGACGTTTATGGTTCCATACGAATCTATGGCGACGGGAACGGTCAGAGGGCGCGTACCAGCAGAGACCATTACGTGCTTACCGTCCGGCGTGATCCATGCTCCCGTGGAAATGTCGATGCCTCCTCCAACGGACGAGATACGTGGCGGAAGAAAAGGGAGCGCCCTAGGGTCGGGCGCGACAATGCGCGGGATTGCACCGAAGGTCAGCTCGAGCCGAGCCGAGTTGCTCAGCATGATGACTTTGTTCGTGTCGATGAACGGAGTCGAGACGCCCGTCTGAGGATGGTTGTAATCCCCGACCGACGTGTACATTTCAAAGTTGTATGCGCCGACCCAGATGGATCCCATGTACGTGGCGCCTTGGCCGCGGGCCTGAGGTGCGATGAGCCCGAGGTCCATTCGGCGGTTGTCGAGCGCGGCTCTCACGGAGGTATTGGCAATGAACCGTGCATACGCGCTGTCGCCGAAGATCAGCGTGTTGGGGTTCCGCTTGCTGTCTCGACGGATGACCGTCGCCAGTGCACCGAGGCCACCGAGGGGGTCACCGGTCGAACCGTTGACGGCCCACACTCCCCCAACGGCGTTGACGAAGTGGCTCGCTTTAGGCTGGAAATCCAGCTCGTAGAGCGCCACGCCGGCCTTGTTGATGAGGGTCAGCTTGCCCGTTTGAAGGACCTGCGAGGCCATCAGCTCGATGGCACGGCGGATCTTCAACTCGCATTTGCGATAGATGCTGAAGGCCGCCCGTGTCGCGTTGGCAGCGTAGTCCGGTGACATGTAGCTGTGTTCACCGAATTGCCGCTTGATCATATCAAACGACGAAATCGCACCCTCCTCCTCGAAGATTGGAGGGGTAAAACGCTTGTTCGTGAAGAGCGTTGACTCGTTGTGACGAGGCGCCACCGAGAGGTCCGTGATCACGATCGCGACGTCTTCGGAATCGCGCTGAATATCCAGCTCGACGTCCTCGGTCGTGTGAAAGTTCCCCGGCGGAGATCTGAAGAACCCCGAGAGGAAACTGACGGGTGGCGATTCCTCGAGATATGAATCGATCAGGGCTATCGTGCTGAGATCCGACATTTTACGCCACCACCTGGGGGTTATCGATTCCGCCGAGTTGCTCGACGTCGACGGGGATGATTGAGTAGTCCCTCAGCTGATTGAGGATTTCCGGAGTGAGTGGGACCGGCGGGTCGACGTCGTGGACGACGAGGCGGTTGAGGTTGACTCGGCCAGCGCTCAGAGCGGTTATGCCCGTCGTGCCCGACGCGGCGATCGTCACGTCATAAGTCAGGACGAAGACCGGGCCTGCATCGCCATCAAACGGAGTGAAGTTGGCGCCCGTCTGACTCAGCAGAGTGCCCGCAACGAACGTGACCTCCTCGGCCACGCCGTTAACGAGCGGACCGTCCTGGGTCCCGCCCAGCTCGAGCACGACGCTACCCGAGTCGCAGTTGGTGATGGTGATATTAGGCATGGATGTGGTTGCCTTTCTGGTTCTTCAAGATGGCGACGACTTGATCACCAAGGTCGGGCGCCGCTGCCGAGGTTGCGTCGACGCCCGAGAGGACCTTCTCGGCGGCGTTCGACTCGGTCTGCCGCTTTTGACGATCGGATCTGTTCATCCCCGCGCTCAGGTACCGGGCGTTGAGCTCGAGCGTCATTCCCGCGCCTGACTTGATCGCGTCGAGGGCGATGCTGACATCACCGCACGCCTCGCCCATAGTCAGGTGGGCTAGGACGCGGTCGCGCTCCTGGTCGATCCCGCGCTGGACGGCGGCGTCGATGTCCGCGCCGCGGTCCTCTGCAAACTCTTCAGCCATGGCCTTTTCCTTTTTATTGGGCACCGCACGCGGTGTTGTAGATGCAATCTTGTCGATGAGGCCGGCAGCCTTTGCGTGGACTGCCGTCATACTCGCGCCTCGTCCGTAATTGTTGGAGACGTCCTTCGTGGAGACACCTCGCCCTTGGGCAATACAACGAATGAATTCATCATTGAGCTGGTCGAGGAACTTCACAACGATCGCTTTGCCCTCGTCGGTCTTCAGGTCGGGTCGCTTGTCGGGAGAGTCCGTGTTGGTCAACTCGATCAGTGAGTCACTCAGGTAGAAGGCGGTCGCAGTGCCGATCGAACCAAACGTCGCGCCTCTGCCTACGGCCTCGATGCTTCCCGCGGCCGCTGCGATCCCATAGGCTGCCGACTGAGCACTTTCCGCACGAACGCGGATCTTCTTCCCGCTGTTGGCTCGAAACGCGGCGATCTGGTCGAGGGTATCGATGAGACCATCGGCGGAGCCCCCAGGGCTGTCGATATGGAGGACAACGTCCTTGACGCTCGGGTCGGTCTCCGCCACAGCGAGAGATGCCCGGATGTCCGAGTACGTCGTGTTGCCGCCTCCGAAGAAAAGAGCAAAGATATCAGGCCGCTTGGTGAGAATGCCCTCCACTCGGATCTCTGCCGTGCTCCCTGCAACCAGTAGGTTTGAGGGCGGGCCCCCTGCTCCTGCTCGCGACTCGAGACGCTGCATGTATTCATCGGCTCGAGCCGACAACGCATGAGCCGAGTCGCGCTGCATGGTCAGCATCCGTTGAAATGTCGAGGGCTCAAGAAGCCAGTACATCAATTGTCTTCTTCCTCTTTCGCCTTGGCGACGACGCGGTTGACGTCCGGCCTCCAGCCGGTAAGGCACCAGGCAGTGCGCAGCCAATCGACGTATCTGCGTCGCGCAAAGTCTTCTCCGAACGTGTCGCGGACGGTCTCGAGATAGACCTTGAATGCCGCCAGGGCAGAGGCCGTTGTTCCGTAGTTCGGCTCAAACCTAAGCGTCAGACTCTCGGGCGGTATGCCGAGCAACCGACCCATGTCGTCGAGGACGGCCTGTTCGAGGACGTCAGGTTCGTCGGTGCCGCTCGAGCGGAACCCTCGAGGCTCCTCTCCGGGCGCAAGCTCGTCGAGCAAGTACATCAATTGTCTTCTTCCTTGGTCTTCGGCACGACCGTGAGCTTCGTCGGGGGTGCCGTCGGTGCGACGGGCTTGCCTGCATTCTCGAGCTCGACCAGGGCCTTGTTGGCGTCAGCGAGCAAGGCGTTCTCCGCCTTCAATGCCGCCACATTTGCGGTGAACTTCGTTCCCGTGGTCTCGCGTGCCGCTCGGTCTCTCGTGATCAGACCCATCTCCAGGAGCAGCTCATACCCCTTGGCATTCTTCAGAATGTCGAGCGCGGGGATCACCATGCCCGGCCACGCTGCGAGGGTCCACGCCGCGTAAACATCGAACTGCATGGGGTCGCGCCATGCCTCGAGGAATCCGGGCGCCTTGATCCTTCCGGTCAGGACTTCCGACGTCAGATAGGCCTCGTAAACGGGCTGACAGAAGTCATCGCCCCACTGCATCCGAGCGACGGCGATGAAGTTTTTCAGCTGCTGAATGCTCGCCTGGGATGCAGAATAATTCGCCGAAAACGCCAGCTTCAGAATCTCTGGCGGGATCTCGAGAGACCACGCCATGCTGCTGATCATGCCTTCCTCGAAGGCATTGAAGGCAATGTCAGTCCCCGTCGAAGACATGCCTATGGGAGTTTCGCCCGGCGCAAGCTCCTCGAGAATGACGCCCGGCTGTCGGTCGGCGATGTTGAACCGACGCGGGGGAACTGGCACGCCCGGTAGAGCTGGGCTCATTGCGCCACGCATGACGGCGCCACCGCCACCCCCCGTGAGGGGTCGCGTCGCCACGACGTCGGGGAGGTCGCGTTTGATGAAGATGCTCAGGATGCCGTTGAGGAGGGCCTTGCGCTGGACGGCGTCCCGCATGCGGTCCAGCTCCCGCAATGACTGCAGGAGGATCGAGAGTATGGGTTCTCCGCGGACTTCATCGAGCAGGGAGGGCGTGCCGAGGACAAGCCAGGCCTGCTTACGGCCGGAGGCTCCGACGCACGCCAGCCGGGACATCCGGCGCTCTGGCGTCGTGGCGTCCGACGAGACGATCCAGTAGGCCACGGGACGGCCGTTCCCGTCGCGCTCGACCCCGTGCAGGATGCTATGCCCAGCGGCTAGCTTTGGCTCGTCCGGCGTGTAACCGAAGGGGCTTTGGACGAGGCTGCCGTCCACGAGCCGCACTCTTGGCAGCCCCGTGAGGGCATCCTGGTGCAGGACCACGAGGACGTCTCCGGAGACGAGGGCCGCCAGCTTGGCCTGAGCCTGCAGGGCTCCGAAGGTCTTCTGCCCTTTGAAGTCGCAGAGGGCTGGGCTGTTCTCCCACAGATGAAAGCGCGTCTCTGTGTTCGTCGTCCACTCACTCAGGATCGATTGGTCGATCCCGAGGACCATCGGGTCGGGCTCGGCCTCGAGGTGCAACCCGACGTTGACAACAGTCGTGACGAGGCGCCGTATTATGCCCCTCGCATACAAATTCGTGCGGTAAAGCTGTGCGCTTCGGGCCCTCAGTTCCCAGTAATTGAGCGAGAGAAGCTCCGTGATCCCGAAACCTCCGGGATACCGTTCGCCGTCCCACATGCCACCGACAGCGGGAGCGCCGAAGCCACCGCCCATCATGTCCACCGTTATCGTGGGCAGCGCGACAGGCAGTGCCGGCATGATCTCGAAGCTGGCCTCGGCAGGAGGCCCGTACAGCCTCGACACGAGCCGATTCAGGATCGGATGATCGATCACCAGCTTGGCCCCATATAGGTGACTCTGCCGCACAGCCTCTGCTGATAGGCGTCGAGCTGCTGGTGAAGCCTGTTGAGAGTGATCTGAACGGAGCCCAATTGATGGCGTGTCACCGTCTGGCGTGACTGCCCCGTGTCCAAACTGTACGTAGAGTCGCCCCTGGCAAACGCACCGAGGCACGTCTCATATTGGATGATTAACGCCCGGAGGGTGTTAATGCGATCCATCAGCCATTGGCGCTCATCGCAGCAGTAATTCACTCGGACGATCTCTCAGGTGCAGTGCAATCAATGGAATCGTCACCGCGAGATCGAATCATTCGAGGGATCTCCAGAGGTGCTCGAAGTCGATCGAGTCCATCTGCATCCGCTTGATGCACACATCGTAGGCAAGCAGCTCGAGCGCGACGGTCGCATAGACGAGGACGTCCCAAAGCTCGTTGGGCGCGTGATTCGGCCGGTACCACGAGAAGCCCAGGCGCTTGCCGGACTTGTCGATTTTCTCCCGGCGCGTCTCGATGGTCAGCTCCTTGAGGGCTGAGTCCGGGGTATCGATCGGGCAATTGAAATGCCCGTCGGGCTGCTGACTCTGCCCATCCCAGGGCCTTTTCAGGGCTGCATGCCAACGGTCCTTGAAGCCGTCTACATGCGCCGACCAGCCGCGGTTGCCGCTCTCCGAGGTGTAGGGCCACCATTCCTTGGTCGGGCTATTTGCCGGAGGTGACTGACGCCCTCTTATTCCGAAGACGCCGAAGTCGAAGCCTGAACAGTAACGGTGCACGACGTCGGTGTTGAACGAGCTGTCAATGAGCGTCAGGGCGATGAATAGGCGCGTGCCGTTGTCGGCAAGGTATCCCTCCTGAGAGGTGATGAGCGTGGTCAGGGCCGTCCACGACGGATCGTCGAGGTTCTCCGTCTGGCCCTCGAAGTGAAGATACTCGATGAGGAAGCAGCGTCGACCTCGAGTCCAGCCGAAAACTCCCACGTGAAGGCCCTTGGCGTGGACGTCGACGGCGCACGTCAGGGCGAGAATGGGCGAGCCGCAATGCTCGATCGCGTACTTGTTCGGGATCTCTCCGAAGGAGTAACTATGCCGCCGGAGAGACGAAACGACCTCGAACTTGAGGCGTTCGCCGCGCTCCTCGAAGGGTTTCCCTAAGGTCGTATTATAAAAAACCATCAGCGCCGCGTTGTCTCGGCTCCGGTTCTTCTTTACATCCCAACAATTCAACCAATTGGCGACGCAGCTGTGCCAGGATTGCATCCCGCATGGGCTATATAGAGAATTCAATGCATAGGATCGGTGATGCTGCTCTCTCGGCTGGACCGTTGGCTCCCAGTAGGCGTTGCCATCCTCGAAGAGTCGCGTCTTGTCTTCGTTGGCGTGAGCGTGGCCGCAGTTCTCGCAGAGGTAGCGGACGGAGCCCTCGACGAGTCGGTCGTTCTCGGTCTCCCAGGCCATGCCCGAGTCCTTGCCCGTCTCCTTATTGGTTCGACTAAAACGCAACGCCTGGGGGAAGCCACATGATAGGCAGCGGCACTTGTAGTAGCGGCGGTCTCCAGCCTGGAAAAGCTTCTCGATGCGTGACGTTCCCTTGATCAGAGGGGTGCTGACGTCGAAGATCTTTCGAGCGCTCTCGAAGGCAGCGGTGCGGTCCTGTGAGAGCTGGATCGGATCGCCGTCCGCGTTCAGCGGGTAACCGTCGACCTCGTCTCTAAAGAGATAACAGATACTGCTCGATCGAAGTTTGTTCGCGTTCACGGCTCCGAAGGGGATCAAGAAGCCACCCCCTTGCCATTCTAGTTTGCGCGCGGTGCGACCCGTTTTCTGTGGCGCCTTGTTGTCGAGTGACTGGATCAGGTGATCGAGGCCGCTCAGCTCCAACATGGGAATGATATAGGCTTCAACCCTTAGGCGGGCCATCTCCACGTCGGCAGAGAGAAGCATGCATGGAGCCGTCTTGATTTCGCTGATACAAAATCCGATGGTGTTTTCCAGCAACGTCGTGCATCCGAGCTGCGCAGCTTTCATCACGCTGGTGTGTCGCACCGGTGATTCGGGCGACATCGTGTCTATGACCTCTCTCCAGTACGGCGTAATTGCAAACCGATACTTGCCCGGCATGGCGCTCGTGTTCGCCGGGAGATACCTCCGTTGCTCGCTCCACTCGCTCGGTAGGAGGATCGAAACCTTAGTAGTGAGTCTCCCGATCTGTTGGCGAAGCCATGCGAGATCGGGGCTTGCGCTCATTCGGCTGCTACCTCGTCGTCCAGAGCCGTGGCCTCGGTCAGCGGTGCCATGACGTCGTCGCCAGTGAGAGCCTCGAGCATCTGCGAACGGCCTGACTCGAGGATCTGCTCGAGGCTGTCACGAATGATGGCCGCCGTCGGGGCCATGTTGGTCGGCGCGATCCGGGTGGCGATGCTTCGAGGAGCGTCCGTCAGGATCAACCGGAACGCGGTGTCGATGCTCTGTAGCATCCGCTCTACCGTCGTTCGCGGGATGAGCCTGCCGGCAGTGCGAGCCAACAGCATCTCTTCACGCATGGCTGCGGCGAGATGCTTCCGGGCCTGAATCCAACGGGATAGTTCGGGCGCGTCCCCGTAAGTCTCAGTGAGTGTCCCTAGAGGTTCGATAAGACTGGCCAGGTCAATCTGCGCTCGCCATGGGCCAATGTCGCGCTCGAGTTCGGCAGCGCTCTGAGCGGCTTCGACGGGCTCTGGTTCCGTGACGGGTTCCTCGACGGGTTCGAACGGAGCCGACTCGGGTGTGAGGGGCTTCGGTGCGACGGGAGCGGGAACAGGCTCAGGCTCGACGGGACCCGTTACGCCGTCGAGCTGCTCTTGGAGCTGCTGCCGTTGGGCGGCCTTCGACGCCAACATCCGCACGACGGCCTCATGTGTGATGTCGATCCCGTGCCCGGACCTCGCAGCATAGAGAGGCTTTCCTGGGCGGCATGCCTGAGTGATGGCAGCCGGACTGACTTGCATCATCCGCGCGCACGTCGCGCGACTCACGACGGCGGGCCTGGCCTTACCCTTGATCTTCGGCGTCGGAACCGAATTGGGGGCCGGGATCGGAGGCGGTGTCCCGTCCAGGCGCGCCCTAGGCACTCAAATCCCCGAGATTTATCGTACTTTTATAAGTGACACACTCTAGGGAACGGTCGCTCGCGCTATTTAAC